GGAATGCGGTCCCGTAGACAAAGGCCACGCCTGTGTTCCTAGCAAGGGGGCGCAGAAATGAAACCAACCCCGGAACAAGTAAAAGCCTTTTGGGACCATATGTGCGGCAAGTACGGTTCGACCGTAGTTTCCAAGGCGGATGCTGAGGAGATGAAGCTCATTGCCAAAGCACTGGAACTCATCGGGATTCTGGATGCGGACAAGTTCCTCAACCAGTTCACCACGACCATTGGGTCCAAAATCTACACGCCGTTTGAGGTGGGTGTCGAATCCAGCAAACACGATCTCTGGAACCAGATGGTAATCTGTGCCCATGAACATCAGCATGTCATTCAGGCTCAGACCATCGGAGTAGAGTTTGCGACTCGGTATCTGATTGATCCTACGTGGCGGGCCGTATACGAGGGTGAAGCCTATAGGGTGTCCATGACCCTACTGGCTTGGAGAAACGGCAAGGTGCCCCCCGTTACGGGCTATGTGAAGGTCATTGAGTCCTATGGGGTAGAAGGTGCCAGCCAGCAGTTCTTCAAGAAGTATCTTGAGATGTCCCGTGCCACCCTCAAGGCGGGTGGTATCCCGGATGAGGCTGCCAAGGTCGCCATCGACTGGCTTAACGAACACACCCCGCAACTTCAAGCCTGACGAAACACCAGTACAGGCTCAACAGCGTTTTTCCGGTTCAACCCCGCCAAAGGCATCTCAAGAGTCTCTTCCAATACCCAACCCTCCTCCAATGCCGCTGTCTGGGTAATCTGCACCAACGGAATCTTGGACACATCCGCAATGTTAAGCACTAGGCAGGGAGCAACACGGGCACTACGCATCACGGGTCTGAGGAACCCAGCAACCCATTCATCCAATGAATGGTAGTTCTTCCACGTCTGCTCCCCACCCCGATACCGCTCCTGATGAAAATAGGGCGGAGAGGTAAACACCAAATCCACATCCTCTGGGGGTGTGAACGTCTCCGCCGGGCTGTGAACAACACCAGCACAAGCCCCCTTATCTAACACCTCAGCCAGTTCCTGATTGCCCTCCACCGTTGCCCGCTCTACATCCGTCCCCAGATACCGAACCCCAGCAGCCATAGCCCCCAACAAACGTCCACCATAACCCGCACAGGGATCCCAGACCAAACCCCCAGCAGGGCAGTACCGCTCATAGATGAACCGGGCCACAGTAGGACGGAACACAGTAGGTGTCCGACAGTTCATCGTCACAGCCCGCAATACCCGATGGGGTAACACAGGATCACCCACCTTCAGTTGGCACCGTATCGCACGCAACAGATCACGTTCATCATGCCACGACTCCAAGGCACTCTTAGACCGCCACGCCCGTGCCTCGTAACGATTCGGGAAGAAAGGCGCACACAGGGACAATCCAACCCGACTGTTCGGGCTTATGACACCATCCCGTAATTCCATCACCGCATTCCGTACCTTCAAGTATTCGGCCTCAGACTCTGTCGGACCCAAACGAGCAGGTACGGGAAGGGGTGTACCCTGTAACACCTTGTAGATGTCATCCACCCATTGTTCCTGTTCCGCCGGGGGTAACGATGCCCACTTGGTTGAGTCATAAGCGGACAACAAATCTTGACCCCCTGTCATTGGTGTACCACCAGCCTTTCGGGGTCCGGGTCGTTGGTTCCGGGCGACCCCCGCCGCCCTCAATCTACGGGCCACAGTACTTTCCCCAACCTCAAGCAACTGAGCAATCTTTTTGACACTCATCCCGTGCCCGTACAACTCCGCAGCACGCTCCGCAGTCAGCTTACGGGCATTACGGTGAACAACCTGACCGAGAAGCCGGTCCCCCGGCAGCTTGTATTTCATACAAGGATGCAGATAGGGTTCTACCAACGCCCGAAACTCCAACCGTTGACGGGGAAAGCATATCGTCTGGTTTCCCCCGTCCCCATAGCGTTGCGGGTTGAGTCCCAGTGTTCGTAATGCTTTGAAGGCCCGGCGGCGACTAACACCGTCCAACCCGAAAGCAATACGAGGCTCACCCCGCAGGGTTACACCCCCATCGTCCATGTACCACACAGCCAATACCAAAGGGGTCATTAGCTCAGAAAGATTCTCCGGGAACCGACGCTTACGGGACGGTGCCGGATAGAACAGGTCATAGAGTTCCCACAAGGGGTAGCAGGACACCGTTTCCAACCGACGACTACCGGAGGGGTTGCTCTGAGTGTTCGATATGTAGACGCCCATCTCACGGGCCTTCCAGTCCACATATGCACTCTGTTTCTGACAATGGGAGTCATGGAACCGTGCTACCCCTTCCCGGTACGAACTCATCCAACCGTCCCCCAATAGAGAACCGACAATGATTTGGCGTTGCCGGTCTGATAAGGGAGGGAGCCTTCGGCTGATTCTTTCAGCACGGGGTATCGTTGGTATCCCGTACCTACGTCGCAAACGAGATACAGACGCCTGACGCACACCCAGACGTTCCCCTATCTCAGCATCTGTCAAAAGATCCTCCTGATACCATTTGAGCAACTGAAAATGTGTGTCTTTGCTGTCCGCTAACGACATTGGACCGAACCCCTCTTTGAATTACCACCACCTTTTGTCTTTTGCAACAGTAACAAACCTTGACTGGGGGGTCAACGGGAATCGTCTGAGGAATCACGAAGGGTAGGGAGGAGTTAACGAAAGAACCCGGCCCTCGTTAGAAGGCCGGGTTCTTTCTCAGACGTGGGAATCTAACGATTCCGCCCGGTTACTGCCGGGTGATCGTCAGACGTGCCAGCCCTCTCGGGTTGAACGCACCGATACCGAGATTCTCAAACACGCTGAAGCCGATGGTGCGAGCCTTCGGGTCGTCAGCGGAGAGAACGGTCAGTTCGGTACGGACCGGGATTCTCCCAAAGTGTTCCGGCTCGCAGCAGATATACACCGTGCCGACCGGAACCAGACGGGAGGTGACAATCTGTGCGCCCCAGAGAACGGCCTGAAGGCCGGTCTTCAGGAGGTGGGCCTGAGACTCGATGTCCAGCACGTCACGACCGAACTTACGCAGGTCAGCGTAGTCACGGGCGTTCATGTAGACACGGGCCACATGCAGGTCGTGCCGCTCAATCAGCCCGAAGGCATCGGACAGGACTGCCGCCGAGATGGGGGCAACCACCGGAATGTCCGGGTTGAGCTGGGCTGCGAGGGAGTCGAACCCTGCGGTTGCGATGCTGTCCAGCACTGCAAACACACGTTCGTCCTCGGCTGCCTGAATCTGCGCCTTGGCCAGATCCTGCGACCGCTCGATGAGGTCGAAGCGGCGTTCCTTGATCTGGGTCAGCGGAATCTCAGGGTTGGAAGCGATCTCAAAGAGCGGGAAGATCACACGACGGGGCTTGGTGACGGCCAAGATGTTCTGGCCTTCTTCACCAACCACGTATGCGGTGACATCCGGGTCTTTGTCGTAGATCGGAAGTGCCCCGTCGGGAAGCTGCTCGACCAAGAAGGTCTTGCGGCCTACCGCAGCGTAATCACGCCGTGTACGCAGGGGCTGGGTCATGGATGCAGCGAGCTTCTGACGTCCAGCAGGAGTCTTGATGTACTCGCCGATGATGCGCTGCTTGACAGCATTCGATACCTGGCTCATATCATCACCTCCTACAACCGCTGATCAAAGACGACTTCTGCCTGAGTAGCATCAGGAGCCATCTTGATCACGCCGATGTTGGTTGCACTTCCAGCCGTACCAGCCACTCCAGTACAGAACGACTCAGCCGTCAATAGGATCTGATCCATGTCTGTGGCGGTGCCCTCAGTGCTGAGACTCCACTTCGGCATCAGGAGCCCGTTGCGGCTGGCGATGAGGCCAACGCCGGGGGTCCATGAAAGTGCCGTGCCCGCCAGCACTTCAGGGTCACCTGCGGTAGCGATGGCGAAGGTCTCATAGAGGCCGGTGGCATAGGTGCCCTGCCCAGAAACGTAGGGGCACTTGCCGGAAGCGACTGCCGGGGTGTTCTCAAAATCATTCCCGACTGCCGAGTTGATGAAAATCCCGAGTGCTCTGAAACCGTATGTCCCAAGGACTTCGGTTCTCATTGCGACCTGCGTAGCGTTGCTGCCCGCTCCACCGATGAAGTTCTGCTGGCTGCTCTCGGGGCGTGCAAAGCACACCGAGCCAGACATCACACCCGAAACGGATGTGTCAACACGGGTGGAGGCATTGGCCGATACCGCAGACGGGTTGGTTTGGGTGAACGAATCGTCAGTTGCAACACCGACCGAGTTCCTGATACCTACGTTCAGGATACGCAGTGCGCTGCTTGACTCCGTCCATCCCCCACTTGCCTGTCCATTCAGTGGCATGGTAGCCTCCTCACTGAACCCTGTTTACAGGGGGTGTCAAGTGCCCCGGCGAACACCGTGCCCGCCGGGGCGTTCACTATTATGGCCTTCTTATAGGGTTTCTAACGGAAAAACCCCTAAGAAAACCCCCGGAGGGTTAGCCCTTCGGGTTGAAAACGGGATCAACATCGGGGGCTTTGCTCCAGAGGTTGGACAACTCATCAACCTCACCGGGAGCAGAAGCCGTCCGAGTCTGGCTGCCCAAGCTCTGGACACCATTCGAAGGCTTGCGGGGCTGCGGACGCTGGGAAGCGGTCTTCTTGGCTTCCTTCTCTTCCTCAACCTCGGCCTCTTCCTCTACTTCCTCTTCCTCGGCCTTCTTGCCGTCATCTTCTTCGGCCTCTTCTTCAGCCGCTACCTTGCCGCCGAAGATCTCAGCCAGAATTGCGTCATCCTCTGCCGTGGTGCCAACGCCCATC